TATATGCCATGACTGCGGAGCGACGACAAACTACTTTCGGCTCGCTGCCGAGGCAAAGGCAGCATGGAACAGGAGGGCTGAGTGATGGACGACAGCTGGAAGACCTGTGACAACTGCGCCGATGTCTTCTGCCCGTTCACAGAAGACGAAGCGTGTGAGTCGTGGTTGGCAATCGAATGCCCGCACTGCGGCGGGCCATTGTCGGAACTGAGAAAATATCGATACGGCGGCGGACCGATCGGGGAACTGGCCAGGTATCACGGACAATGGTACCGTCACTGCTACAGCTGCCACGCGGAATTCTTTGAGGAGAAATGACAATGTGCAACAGGTCAAAGTGCATTTACAGAGGGCAGCACTACAACGGCGTCTGCGACTACCTCTCGAAAACAGGGCACTCGCGGCTGGCGCTGCTTGCAAAAGAACTCGGGAAGCCTACAACCTCGGAAGAGGTCATTAGCCTGACGAACGGGAAAGAGTGCCCGTTCTACCGACAGCGCGGGGAAGAGGAAAAGCCGCTGCAGTCAGTGCTTGCAGAGATGCGCTTCAAAGCAGCGGCAAAGAAACAGACAAAAAAGAGAGCGTTTGTGCCGACGGTTACGCCGGAAGAGGCGAAGCAAATCAAAAAGTGGTACGCACGAGGACTCTCGGACCGGCATATCGCGGACAGAATCAATGTTCCGGAATACAAGGTCCGCGCCTGGAGGGACAAGAACAAGCTGCAGAGTAATTTCCTGAAGCAAAGGGAATTTGATGAGAAGAAGGCCCTGAAACTCTATGAAAAGGGCATGACCGACGTGGAGATCGGGAAAGAGCTCGGAAGGTCCACCACGACGATCTACAACTGGAGAACCAGAGCGGGCCTGGACGCGAACCGGATAAAAACAAAGCTCTTGAAGGAAAAACAGGAACTCCGAATCAGACTGTACCGGGAAGGCAAGTCGGACAGAGAAATCGCGGAACAGACGGGAACGACGATCAGCACGGTCCGGGCCTGGAGACAGTACCATAAACTCAAGGCAAACGATCAGCGCCAGGCGTGCCGGTACGACCGGACCATGATGCGGGAATACTACATGCGGGGCATGAATGACTCGCAGATCGCAGCAAAGCTCGGATGTCACAGCGGAACGGTCGGGGAATGGCGAAAAAAAGAGGGCCTGACAAAGAACAGGATCAGAACCAAGAAAAGGATGAGCGAATGACAGAACTCTATATGACACTCTGCGACAGCTGCGCGGAGAAGATGGATACCGAGCGGCATCCGGAGAATCCGTACTTTCTGACGCAGGTGGGCGGGCCGCGGATTATGATCTGCCCGAAGTGCTTCAAAACGGCAACCTGCAGAAAGTACAGCGCGGAGAGTAAAGCGATGCGGGCGTTCCGCCGGGAACTGACGAGGCGCAAGAAGGAAGGACCGCCACAGCAGAAAGACCACCGGGCAAGGTACCGGGGCAACTGGCGGGAATCGGAACAGGAGGACTGATACAACAGCGGATTAAGGCCGCACCGTGATGCGGCGTACGGACAGAGATCCGGCATCCGCACCGATCCGAAAGGAGGAGCGGATATGAGCACTATCGACAAACGCATTTATCTTGACGCGCTGCGGCAGAGACTCGGGGATGTTGTAACGGCAAACGACATGGAGCGGGTCCTAAAGGTGGCGGACGACGTTCTGATTGATTTCGACATTCACTCGGTCGGACAGATGGGCGAGGACATGGACTCGGAGCAGCTGCTTGAATTCTATCTCATGCAGCTTGAGGTCCGGGGCTGCGCTCCCGGCACGATCTACGGGAAGAAGCGGAAAATGAAGATTCTGCTGGAATTCACGGGCGTGCCGTTTCGGAAGATGAGGGCGGAACATATCATGCAGTATATGCAGGCCGAGCGGGAGCGCGGGATCTCACAGGTGACGCTGAACAACGACAGGCACACGTTCAACGCGTTCTTCGCCTGGATGAAGCGGGAAGAACTGATTACCCGCAATCCGATGGACCGGATTATGCCGATCAAACGGCCAAACGTCATGAGGCTGCCGTTTTCAGACACTGAGCTGAGACTGATCGATGAGGCGGCAACCAGCACCAGAGACAAGGCAATCATCGCATTCCTGACGGCGACAGGCTGCCGGGTGGCCGAAGCAGCTGCCGCAGACATCGCTGACATCGAATGGGACAGGGACCGGCTCCGTGTGACAGGAAAAGGCTCGAAAGAGCGAATCGTCTACCTGGCAGGCGTTCAGAAAATGCTGGTCAGGCGGTATGTGGACGAGCGGAAAGACGACCTGCCGGCACTGTTTATCGGCAAAGGCAGTGAGAGACTGACACCGGGCGGAATTCGGAGAATCCTGACGAAGGTCAGCAAACAGTCGGGCGTCGAGGGCGTGCACCCGCACAGGTTCCGCCGGACGCTGGCAACGAACCTCATGAAGGCGGGAATGCAGATCGAGCGGGTGCAGAAGATCCTCGGCCACGTGAAGATCACCACGACGCAGCTGTACATTTATGTCGACGACACGGACGTGCAGAACGATTATATGAAATACAGATGACGGGAGGCTGGCATGAAAGACACGGCACGATGCTACCTCCGGGAGGCGGTAAACTCCTACGGGGCAGGGCGGGCAGACGCACTGTACGAGGGAATGAGACATTACACGGGCGAGCTGATGGAGGTGGTCAACGAAGCCCATCCGGACGATCTGCCGATGGTTCTGGCGGCTCTGGATACGGTCGAGGATACGGTCAGAGAGCTGCCGGAATACAAAAAGAAGAAGTATGCAACGGTGGCGGAGAAGATGTGCCGCCAGCTGGCGCCGGTCGTGACGCGGCAGCGCGTCGAGATCCGGGTCGCCGAAGACATGTACGAACTCCCGGAGGAAGAAATGCGCGGATTCTGAATCCAGGGCAGGAGGGAGACTTCCTGCCCGAGCTTGAGAACCCGAACGGAAACAGAACCTTGAAAGCAGAAAGACTTATAGGAAACGCAGGTACGCGCACGCGCACGCGTTTCTTATAAGGACCTTTTAGTGGATAAGATTAGAGCGAATAGTTACAAATCGGAGGCAGGGAAGTGAGACGGCTTGTGAAATACTACATCATCTCCGGTCGGACGGTGGAAGAAAAGCGGAGCTGGATTCCACTCGGTCCGACCTATCGGCGACCGAGAGGGACGCGCAGGGCAGGGGCATCGACACTGAAGAAGATCAAGGCCAACGAGAGATCATGCGTGCTCAACCTGGCAAGGACAATCAACTGCAATTTCGGGGTGGGGGACTGGTTCATTGCGCTGAAGTACGATGACGCTCACTATCCGACGGGGACTGCCACGGATCCGGATCAGCGGCGGGAGGAAGAGTACCAGGCGGCGAAGGCGATCCTGACGAAGAAGTTCCTGCCAAAGCTCCGGAAGGAATACGAGAAGCAGACCGGAAAGAAGCTGCCGGCAGTCTGGGTGACGGCCAACTGGTCACCCAGGCACAAGCACTGGTCGAGGATCCATCACCACATCGTCCTTCCGAATGACGCTCTGCCGATCGCGGAGAAGATCTGGAAGAGATTCGGCGGTCTCGGGACAGTTCACCCGGAGCCGATGACGAACGAGGGAGACTACACCAAGGTTGCTCAGTACATGATCGATAACGTCCAGGGCAGACCGTCGGGGGAAAACAAGTGGAGCAGCTGCCGGGGGATGATCAAGCCGGTGATCACGGAGCCGGTGGAGGTCTCAGACGTGGAAGATGTCCAGCCTCTCGAAGGCGGCATCATCAAGGACGTGATGCGCTACCAGGACGAGGACGGAAGAACGGTGAGCGCGTACCTGCGGCAGACGCTGCCGGAGAAGGTCAAGATCAGAGGCGGGCAGATCGTCCTGCCGAAACGACGTAGGAGGAAAAGCGCATGAGCAAACCTCGGGAACCTTGGTGGCCGTATGTCAAGAACGTGCTCAGGATGTATCCGCAACTGAAGCGGGAGCTTGAAGCGATCCGGAGCCAGTCCGTGACAACACACTACAACGCGGCCGGCGGAAGCAGCGGGCCGGGAAGGTCAACGGAACAGACCGCCCTCAGAGAACTGGCGCCACAGCGCATGAGAGAATACGAGGCAGTCAGGAAAGCAATCCAGAAGACTGGACATCTGCCGGAAGGAAAGACACGGAACGACATCATCCGCCTGGTATACTTCAGAAAGCGCTACAACATCTGCGGCGCGGCATGGGCATGTCATGTGTCGGAGATCACGGCAAAACGATATCACGGAGATTTCCTACGTTTGGTGGCGCAATATCTCGGCCTCCGGTAATCTGATACGCACGAGCCAAACAAAAGGCTTAACATGATACCATCCGGGGGCCTTGGAAAAAAGACACCCGGGGGTCACTGATCAGCACGGAGGGGGCAGGGAAACATGACCGGGAAGAGGTCGAAAACAAACCCTCGACACGCAAACGGCAACCTCCGCCGGAAATACCGGGCCCGCCTGAAAGCACAGGGGGGACCCTGCGGAATATGCGGGGGGAGGCTGGGGCCGATCCACTACGACGAGCCGAGCGATGCGGCACATCCGCTGTCATTCGTCGTCGATGATATTCGACCGATCAGCAGATTCAGAGAATTCGGTTATGAGAGCCGGGAGGCGGCGGCCCAGGACTGGGGCAACCTCCAGGCAGCGCATTATTGTTGCAACGCTGCGAAAAGCAATCACACAATCGGCGAGATGAGAAGAGGGTCTCGCTGTTTCCCTGCGGCGTCGGACGGCGATTGGTGACGGTCGCCCCAGAGGGTGGGGGAGGGAACCCCCAGGAGGCCCAGTGGCCCCTAACCCGCCGTCCAGCGCCGATTTACCCCCGGGAAAAAATTTTGAATCGGGGAAACACAAATAGAGGACGCGCACGGGATGCGCACATGTAACGCGCACACGATATGCGGACGCATCGAGGAAGGGAGGCGGATACCGTGGGACTGACCAAGGAACAGAAATACACCGAGACCATGAAGAGGCTCGGCATCTACGATCCGGCCTTCGACGATACAATCCGGCAGCTTGCCACCTTGGAGAGGGAGCAGAGCCGAACCAGGGATGAATGGAAAGCTCCGATGGAGGCCGTCCGGGACATCAAGGCGGCCAGGAGGAAAGCGAAAGAATGCGGAAAGACCGCAGAGGGAACCGGAGACAGAGAGAGCGCCGAAGCCTGGAAAGAGACGGCCGAAGCGTGGGAGAAGGCGGGAGAGATCTGGAAAGAAGCTGCGGAAACCTGGGAGAATCACCCGATGGCAGATAAGCTGTACGCCGTCATCCTTCAGCAGAACAAGATCATCCTGCAGCTGCGGGAAACCCTCGGGCTCACGCCGAAGGCTCTGAAGCGCTTCCGGGCGGAGTTCGGCACGCCGGCCGAAGACGAGCCGGACGAGAAACCGAAGAACGCGCTCGAGCTGCTCATGGAGAAACGGAGAGCGGGATGAGAGAGAAGAAAACGCCGTCCCGGAGCGAGAGAAAAGAGCGCGAGCGGAAGGACGAAGCCTGCCGGAAAATCCTCACGGCGATTGCGGCGGTGAGGAACAAATGATCGGATCCCAGATGCCGCGGGTCCAGATCGAACCGAAGCGTGCCGGCACGGACGGCGATGACGCCGCCATGCTGATGGAAGCCTACGGCAACCGGCTGGACGCCTGGCAGAAGCTGGTCCTCGACTGCTGGCTCGGCAAAGACGAGGACGGACAGTACAACGTCACCTCCGCAGGGCTCGCGGTGCCTCGGCAGAACGGAAAAAACGTCTGCATTGAGGGCCTCGAGTTCTTCGGCCTCGTGATGAACGGGGAGCGGATCCTCCATACGGCGCATCAGGTCCGCACATCAAAGAAATCATTCCGCCGGCTGGTCGCGATGTTTACCGACAAGCACCATCCGGAGATTCTGGAGATCGTGAAAACGATCCGATACACCAACGGCGAGGAAGCCATCGAACTGGTAAACGGCGGCACAATCGAATTCCTTGCACGTTCCCGCCAGGCGGCCCGTGGATTTGACGGAATCAGCCGCCTGGTTTTTGATGAAGCCCAGGAGCTGACCGACGATCAGGTCGAGGCCATCATGGCAACGCTGGCCGCATCCGACACCGGCACGCGTCAGCTGATATACACCGGCACGCCGCCTTATCCGAACTGTCCGGGAGAAGTCTTCCGGAGACGCCGGAAAGCCTGCCTCGACGATCCGGGCCCGCATGAGGCCTGGCACGAATGGAGCGTGGCGGCCCAGAGCATCGGAGACATCCGGGTCGGGGACAAATCGGTCTGGTACATGACAAATCCGGCGCTCGGGATCCGGCTCACGGAGGAATTCACGGAAAACGAGCTCAGCACCATGTCTGCGGACGGCTTTGCCCGTGAGCGGCTCGGGTGGTGGTCGCCGGTTCTTACGGATGAACCGGACAAGGCCATCGACGCGAAGGCCTGGAACGCCTGCAAGTCCAGCCTGCCGAAGCCGGCAGAGGGAAAAACCGCATACGGAGTTAAATTCACGCCGGACGGCGCCACGGTGGCACTGTGCGGCGCAATCATTCCACCGGACGGACCGGCGCGAATCTCGCTGATTGAGAAAAAGCAGACCGGCCAGGGCATCCAGTGGCTCGCCGACTGGCTGAACCAGCGGAGCGGGAAGGCATCCTGCGTGGTCATCGACGGAAGAAACGGCGTCGACGTGCTGGTCGAGAAGATCACCGGAAAGGAAGGCACCTGGAAGGCGAAAAACTCCGTCATCCGGCCGGGCGTGCGCGACGTGATCGCGTCCGTCAGCGTCCTGACCGACGCCCTGGCGGATCAGACCGTCACATGGTACGACAAACAGATGGAACTCGAGGACAGCGCCGTGACATCGATCAAGAGAGCGATCGGAGGCGGCTGGGGCTTCGGAGGAGAGAATTCGGCACCGATCGAGGCCGCAGCACTGGCGCTCTGGGGCGCGAAGACATCGAAACGGGATCCGAACCGAAAAATGAGGATAGGGTGAGAGCAACATGATTCTTTCAGAGAAAATCGCGCAGGCAATCGGCCTTCCGGCAGCAGAACAGACGGGTCTGAAACGCCTGATCGACATCTTCAACGTGCACGCAGGACCGAACGAGATGAAGCGCAGGTACTACGAGGGGCACATCAAGCTCTCAGAGGTCAACCTGGGCCTCGCGCTGCCGAAGGGAATCGCAAAACTGGAGATCGGCTGCGCCTGGGGCGAGAAATGCGTCGACGTCCTGGCTGCGCGGAGCATGTTCGACGGATTCGTCGGGGCAAACGGAGAGACGGCGTCGGAGATGGGCAGGATCGCAGAGGCCAACCGGATGCAGGCAGAGTACATGAAGACCTGCAAGGATGAGCTGAAGTACGGTGCGAGCTTTGCGACACTTTCAGCGGATCCGGTGCTGCGCTGCCGCATCCGGTTCCACAGCGCGGAGAACGCCGCGGCAGAGTGGGACGGGGAAAAGGGCAGGATCGCGCACGGATTCGCGATCATCGCACTCACGCAGGATCCCATGACCAACGAGCAGAAGCCCTGCGTGATCAACTACTACACAGACACGGACGTGTGGGTGCTGCGGGCGGATACATACGGGATGAACTGGAATGCGGAGCGGAATCCGCACATCATGGGCAGACCGCTGATGGAGCCGATGATCTGGAACGCGACCACGGCGAAGCCATTCGGGCGTTCACGATTGAAGGAGCCGATCCGGAGACTGATCCAGGGATATGTCAGAACGGTCGCAAACGCGACGATCGGCCTGGAGTTTGCGACCAGCCCGCAGAAGTATCTCCTGGGCGTCACGGACGACCAGTACGAGCAGATCATCGACGACAAGTTCCGCCAGTATGTCGGCAGCATCATCGCCGGCACAGTCAATCCGGAGACCGGAGAGAAGCCGACATTCGGACAGCTGCAGCAGGGAACCATCTCACCGCACACGGAGATGATGCGGATCCTGGCGACGCAGTTTTCCGCAGCGACGGGCCTCAGCGTCACGGACACCGGGATCGTAAACGACGCGAACCCGACCAGCTCCGACGCGATCCTCGCACAGAGTCAGACGCTGATCCTCATGGCGGAGCAGCTGAACGAGGGAAACCGGAACAGCCTTTGCAATATTGCCAGGATGGCGCAAGCCATCGCGAGGAATGTGGCACTGTCGGAGCTGACCGAGGAAGAGCTGGCAGTAGTTCCGCATTTCCAGAATCCGGCCATGCCTTCCGTGGCGGTCACGGCGGACGCGGCGATCAAGATCGCATCATCACGCCAGGGCTTCGCCTCGACGGACGTCTTCCTGGAGATGATCGGCTTCGATCAGGCCGACATCCGCAGAATCAAGGCCCAGGAGAGCCGGAACCGGGGACTGAACTTCCTGAATGAGATCATCGAGACGCCGGAGACGCCGAACGGAGAAGGAAACGGGAACGGCGGAACCGGGGAAAACGGCGCTGCGGAAACGCAGCGGCAGGCGACAGGCGCAGCGGGAGCGGGTGAGACCGCATGACCGTCAGCAACAGAGCATGGCAGCAGTACATCAAGACGCTCTCGGCCATCGATCAGACCGCGGCGAAGAAGTTTGAGGCCTATGTCCGCGGGCTGGACATCGCGAAGTACAGCAACCGGAAGAAGGCCATCGATTACGCCGTGAGGCTTGCGTCCGTCTACGGAGAGAGCGCGGCCGCAGCGGCCTGCGAGATGTACGACGCCATCGCGGCGGCGGCCGGAATGTACTATCCGCTTGCCGAACCGGCAGTGCTGCAGGAGAACATCTACGGCGAAGTCGCGAAGACCGTAAACGGCATGATCAAGCAGCAGGCGTCTCCGGAATCGATGGGGCAGGCCATCGGGCGGCTCGTCAAGCGGACCGCAGCGGACACGACGCTGAAGAACGCGATCCGGGATCGCGCGGAGTTCGCCTGGATCCCGAGCGGGGACAGCTGCGCGTTCTGCATCATGCTGGCCTCCAACGGATGGCAGCCGGCAAGCAAGGCGGCTCTGAACGGCGGACACGCGGAGCACATCCACGCAAACTGCGACTGTGAATACGCGATCCGGTTCACGCCGGACACGGAATACGCTGGTTACAACCCGAGGGAGTACCGCGACATGTACGACGAGGCCGACGAGGACGGGAAGAGCTGGGAAGCCAGGGTAAACGTCATGAGGCGGCAGCAGTACGCCGAGAAGAAGGACGAGATCAACGCGCAGAAACGGGAGGCATATGCCGAACGGAAAGAGCGGCTCGGAGAAACGGAGCAGAACGGATGAATCATTACATGATCCACGCGTGCCCGCAGCGGATGTGGTACGTCGAGGAGTTCCTCGTGCCGTCGATGCATGAGCAGGACATACGGCCGGACGAGATCGAGATCCGGTGCGACACCGAGGGGAAGGGAAACCTGCTGTCGTGCATGGAGAGCTTCCGGGACTGCGGAGAGCGACCGGGAGGAACCTGGCACCTGCAGGACGACGTGATCATCAGCAGGAGCTTCGGAGCGGACACCTGGGCGGGCGATTCGATCGTCCACTGCGGATTCGGCTGCCGGAACTTCGGACCGAGTATGCAGGAACAGGGAACGGTGCCGATGCCGTTCATGTGGTATTCATTCCAGTGCATTTTTATCCCGAACAAAATCGCGGGAGAGTGCGCGGAGTGGTTTTTCGATCAGGCGGTCAGGCGTTCGGCATACGAGACGAAGATCGTCGAGAAACGGCACGACGACTGGTTCTTCCGCCAGTTCATGCTGGAGCGGCACCCGGACGATCTGGTGGTCAACGAGATGCCAAACCTGGTGGATCACATCGACTTCCTGATCGGGGGCACCGTGATCAATCCACTGAGGCGGATCCAGGTCAACCGGGCAGAATTCTTCAAGGACGGGTACCTGGTCGAGGAGCTGGAGCGGAAACTGAAGGAAAGAAACAACGGATGATCAGGCCGGTGATGTGGGCACTGGCCTTTTTCATACCCGACGGCAGGGTCAGAGCCGGAATAATACGCGAAAGCGGAGGAGAAACCAATGGCAGAAGAAACTGTGAATCAGGAAGCAGCAGCGCCGGAGACCAGCCCGGCAGAGGACACGGCGACACAGCCGGCACGCACGTTCACCCAGGCGGAGGTCGACGCCATCATCGGCGACAGGCTGACGCGGGAGCGGGCAAAATATCAGGACTATGAAGACCTGAAGCAGAGAGCGGCCGCAGCTGAGACCACGTCTGCGGAACTGCAGACGCAGAAGGCGAAGGCAGCGGAGCTCCAGGCACAGCTCGACGCCCTGCAGAAGGACATCGAGGCGAGGAACGCACGGGACAAGGTGTCCGCCGAGACCGGCGTTCCGGCAAACCTCCTCACGGGACAAACCGAAGAGGAGAACAGAGCACTGGCGGACGCAATCCTCAAATGGCGCGGACCTCAGCAGAACTATCCGACTGTCCCGGACGGAGGAACGGTGAACCCGTTTACAGGCGGAACCACGAGGGATCAGTTCGAGAGCTGGGCGAAGGCCAATCTAAACTTGTGAAAAGGAGATAAAAAACTATGGCTACCGGAGTAGAACTCAACAGATCCAACATCGAGCTGCCGGCTGACGTCAGCAGCGAAATCCTTCAGAAAACCCAGGAAGAGAGCGCCATCATGCGCCTCGCACGCCGCATGGTGCTGCCGGGCAACGGCCTTGCCATTCCGGTGATCACCGGCGATCCGACCGCAGAGTGGGTGGATGAGACCGGCGTGAAGCCCGTCAGCAATCCCAGCGTCGCCAAAAAGAACCTGCAGCCCTATAAGCTGGCAGTCATCGAGCTGTTCTCGATGGAATTCGTCCGCGACCTGAAGGCACTGTACGACGCCTGCGTCGCACGCATGCCGGGTGCGCTTGCCAAGCGCTTTGACCAGACCGTCATCGGCGCGATCCAGAAGCCGGGCGACAACTTCGACAACTTCGCCAGCTGCACGGCGCAGAGCATCATCGCGACTTCCGACGCGAGCACCTACGACGGACTCGTGGCTGCGGACACCGACATTGCGACTCACGGCTACATGATCAACGGCTTCGGCCTGAGCGCACAGGCCCGCGGCATCCTGCTTAGTGCGGTCGACAAAGACGGCAGACCTCTGTTCGTCAACAACGTGGCCCAGGGCGCGATTCCGATGATCCTCGGAGCTCCGACCTACTTCAACCGCGGCCTCTTCAAAGAAGGCACTGCGGGTACTTCCGGCACTCCCGCCGTCGTCGGCGTGGCCGGTGACTGGACGCAAGCCATGTACGGCACCGTCGAGGGTGTCAAGATCGATATCAACGACAAGGGCGTCGTGACCGTCGGATCCGGCACCAGCGCCACCCAGGTCAACCTGTGGCAGCAGAACATGGTGGCCGTCCGTGCGGAGATCGAGGTCGGCTTCCGCTGCGTCGGCGACGCGTTCAACCTGCTGACCGGCGCAGTTCCGACGACCTGATCCGGCATGGTTCGGTTCAAAAACCAGCTGACCGGCGGAGACATGTGGGTTGATGAAACCCGCGTTGAAGAGTACAAAGCGGCGGGCCACGTGCCCGCCGCCGAGGCGCATCCGGAGCCGGAAGCGACAAAACCGGCCAGAAAGAGCCGGAAGAAATCAGCGGCAAAGGCGGCTGAGGAAGACAAGGCGGAAAACGCCGGGGAGTGATCAAGATGGCGAGCTACGCAACCGTAAACGACGTCCAGAACCGGACCCTGCGGAAGCTCTCGAACGACGAGCTGAACCTCGCGAAGAAGCTGCTGCAGGACGCGGCGGTGATCATCGATCTGTACGCGCCGGGGGCACAGGCGGACGCAAAGAAAATCGTCTCCTGCCGGATGGTGCTGCGGGTGCTGGGCGACGGGGAGGACACCGGCGTCCCGGTGGGAGCCAACCAGGGCACGCAGTCAGCGCTCGGCTACAGCCAGACATGGAGCTTCCCGACGACGGGATCCTCCGGGGAACTGTACCTCGCGAAAATGGAAAAGCAGATGCTCAAGAAGGGAAACACGATCGGAAGCCGGAGCCCGGTGGAGGATCTGGTGCCGGAAGGCTGCTTCGAGGAGATGGACTGATGCTGCGGGGAATCACGGTAACGCTCTGGGAGCGGACGGAAAACGGCGTGGACGCCTTCAACCGGCCTCGGTACGACGAAAAAGCAGTACAGGTGAAAAACGTCCTGGTCACACCGGCAGGCGAGACGGGATCCGAACTGCTGGACGCGACGGACCTGGTGAGCCGGGAGGCGGACTACACGCTTGCGATCCCGAAGGGGGACAAGCACGCATGGGAAACCGGGTGCCGGGTGGACTTCTTCGGCGAGCGCTTCCGCATCGTCGGGAAGCCGACGAAGGGCATTGAGGCGCTGATCCCACTGAGCTGGAACATGAAAGTGCGGGTGCAGCGGATTGAGTAACTACCGGATTGAGCTCAATTATGCCGGCGTCGGCGAGCTGCTGCACTCGCAGGAAATCGCGGACGCGGTGAAGGAAGTCGCGGATCAGGTGGCGGCGAAAGCAGGCGACGGATACGCGACGGACGTCTATCAGGCCGGAACCCGCGTGATCGCGTCGGTCTACACGGAGACGGAGGAAGCCATGAAAGACAATCTGGACAACAACACGCTGCTGAAGGCGGTGGGCGGATGATGCTTGAACCGATCCTTCTCAGGGCCCTGGAAGAGGCCACAGGCTGCCCGGCCTACATGGAGCAGCCGGAGGACAAGCCGGAGCGTTATTTCGTCCTGGAGCGGACCGGAGGCGGCGAGCGGGGCGCAGAGATGCGAAGCGCGACCGTGGCCGTGCAGAGCTACGGCCCGACGATGCTGGACGCGGCGGCACTCAACGAGCAGGTTCTCGACATTGCGCGGGAGCTGCAGTACAAGGAAACATCTATTATCAGCTGTGAAGTGAATTCAACCTACAACTTCACGGACACCAGAACCAAGCGTTACCGGTTTCAGACCGTCATCGACTTGGTTTATTTTGCATAAAGGGGGAAAACCAATATGGCAGGCGAAACCAACAATGAAGCCTATGTATCCACCGGTAAACCGAAAGTCGGCGGCGCGGTCTTTGTGGGCGCGACGTCGCTGACGCCTCCGACGGATGCCGTGACGGCGCTGCCGGCAGGCTTCGCGGGCATGGGCTATGTCTCCGAGGACGGCGTG